AAGCATTTTACAAGAAAATCCAGACCTTCCAGGGATTTATAGCGCAGTGTTATAATACGAATGTCTTTGATAGACGTTCAGGCACACCCGGCAAAATCCGAATGGTCTTTAATGATCCTGATCCAAGTGATGAAGTTGAAATATCAGGTTGGATATCCAATCTCATGAAAGCTACTCCTGCTGATCCGTTCTCTGTTCTTCCGAAAGAATGGATACAGCAGAAGTTTAACATAGATACCGGGGATTTAACCAATGAACCAGCGACTACAGCACCTAAAGAAGTGCCAGGACAAAAGGGACAGGAACCGCCAGCGAAAGAACCGCCGGGAGTTCAGCAGCCGATAGCATGAAGGGGAAGGGATTATCAGAAAAGGATAAACAATATATCCTTGAAAACAAAGAGAAAATGTTCAATAATCAAATGGCTGTTGCTTTGTCTGTACATCAGGCTACAGTGCGCAGGTTTATACAGAAATCAGAAAAAGAAAAATAGTTAATGATATGTTTCGATGTTATTCTTTTCAGATTCGGTAAGTTCAACCCCGTCTGGAAATTCTTTTACAAACTTATCTGCAAAGTCCAATAAGCGATTTCCATAATATTTATCTTCTTTCGCAAGACCAAATATAATGTCTCGGATCTTATGCATGAAGTCTGTTTTATATGGGCGACAATGTGTGAACTCTGTTTCGATATAATTAGCTAAAAATGTATTCATCCGAACGAGTGGTTTAATCACCTTTTGAAAAAAGATGCCCTTTTTATGGCGTATCCACGAATATGCTATCTGTTCTCGTTTCTTGTTATTGCCTTCATATAATGGATTCTTTCTATCACTGAAATGCAATTCTAATCCAGTACCCTCTAAGGACAAAGCAAGGTTCTGTCCAAGTATCATATCAAGCTGGTCAGTAGTAATCTCCCCCGCATCATATAGAGTGATGGCTTCTTTATTGTTCAACCCAACCTCCATTTAGATATCTATATATAACAATCTCCGTTTATTATTTGCTCGAAATCGTGCAATATAATAGAATGTACCAGTATTCGTATCATAAGTTACTTGTTCATGAAATATTACATTTGGCATTATAGTTTCATAGAATAGTATGTGTTTATCGTCATCTTTAAAATGTCTATTATTTGATATTCTTTGTAGGTCTCTAACTGGTATTTTGCATTTGCCATCAAGTCTTAATCTACGGTGCAAAGCAAAATGTGCCCCCTTTTCCATCATTTTGAATTCGCCGGTCTGATAATTGGTATAATGTTTTACTAAAACCATAATTATCCGAGTCTCCAACAACGGGCATTTATCTGGCAGGGTTGTTTCTTCTTCGGGCAGTTTTCAGCAGACTTTGCAGAACATATTTTTATATCCCAACTGGTAGGAATTGCAGCAACAGTATCTGAGAAACTATCTTTTACTATCAATGATGTGACAGAATACGGCGGTATGGTCAAAAGATATTGGCATTTCATTTTATCACCAGAACTTCCACCAAGGTTTCTTTATTCCATCGAGATTCCTTACAGTTCCATATCCTTTATATTTTTTACAAGGTGCGGGCGCATAATCATCCTCAACTTTTGCGGTTGCTTTTGAACCCAAGTCTTTAAAAGTATACTCTCCTACTTTCAGTTCTTTTAAAGGCAACGGTATCCATCCATCATTAGCTTCATTCATGTGCATGTTTCCTTCAAATGTTTCATGAAATTCCTCAGAGTATCCATGCAATTTGATGACATTATACTCTGTCACGAACTCAACACCAGACAATTTAAAGTCTGGCGGTATTCGCTCTTTTAGTAGCTCTTTCAACAACTCTTGAGATATTTCGATTACGCCACGCTTCATAGTGCTACTAATGCTATTGGCGCATAAATAGTTATCGGCAATAGGGAACTCTTATGATAACCATAGTATCATAATTATGAGTATATGCCCATAGGTGAATTTCCAGACTTTGCATCTTGTCAAACACATATGATGAAAGAGGGGCACACAGAGGAAGAAGCCAAAAAGATATGCGGGAAGATGCAGGCTGATTCGGAAGGACATAAGGACAAATCCAAGATGTCTGCATTTATGGCGTTCCCACAGGATATGGTAAACTTCACGGAATGCCCGCGCACAGGAGATACCATCTTTCATGGCGTTACCCTGATGGCAGAAGGAACATGGACGGATTCACTTAACAAGAAACCGCTGACATATTCTGCTGATGAGATCGCAAGGATGTCATTTAAGAAAACATCGTTCAAGGCACAGCATGATATTTATGGTGAACTCCCGCTTACGAACGAAATTGGAATTATCGAGAAAGCCACATTATCCCTGAACCCGGCGACATGGAAAGGCGATGTCAGGATATACCCCACGGCATTAGGTAAAGATATTGCCACGCTGATAAAGCGCAAGCAGATCACTGACATTTCACCAGAGTTCTTTTTTGAAGAAATCCGCGAAGGCTCGAAACCAGCCGGAATTACGTTCATGGGTGCAGCCACGGTACGCAAGGGCGCATGTCGTGTCTGTACTTTCAATGAAGGAGAATCTGAAATGGCAGATGCCAAATTTTCAAAAGAACACATGAAAGAAGTTCTTGCAGATATGCAATCACACCCCGACATGATGGACGATGACATGAAATCCATGATGAAAGGGATGATGAATAAAGAAATGCCGAAAGGCATGAACGAAGGAGATACGAAAACAATGACAGAAGGAACACCACCTACCGGTGGCACTGCTGCTAATGGTGGTGCTACTGTGGAATTGAGTCCTGACCAGAAGGCGCAAATCGCCATGCTTGAACAGGAAGTACAAAATAAACAGAAAGCAGATTCAAATGCATTTCTGGCAGAATTTGAAAATATGAAAAAAGAAAACACACTTCTAAAAGAACAGGTTGCAACTCTGGCAAAACGGCTTTCAAACACTGAGTTTGAGAAACGGGTTGCAGAACTGGAACGCCAGACAAGAGCAATCTCAAGTCAGCCCCAGATACATACAACCATCACCACTTCGCGCGGAACACATAGAGCCAGTGCTGAACTCGGAAGCGGGGACTTCCCGAACTATTCCGTAAGAGATTTCGGAAGTGATTAAACATGGCGGATATAACGGCATTTCCAACAATAAGAAACGTACTCTGGCAGGGCAATAACCTGATTCAGATGACTGCAACCACAGCAGTAAAAGCCGGACAGGTTGTGGCAATAAACGCAACTGGTGTCAGTATGGCAGTTGATCCAGCAGTTGCAACTGGTAAAGCAATCGGAGTTGCATTATATGATGCAGCAGCCGGGGAGGAAGTTACAATAGCTGGCCCAGGGTGCATTGTATATGTAGCAAATGCGGACGATACCAGTACATTTGATGCAGGCGATTATCTTGAGACGAATGATAACACCGTCGGTGGGACTGTCAGCGTGGCGGCAGTGGCTGCAACTGGTGGCGCGACTGTAACAAGCCATTTTGATGTAATCGGTGTTGCCCTCGATGACATCGCAGCGAGCGGAACAGGTAGAATGCTGATACAGCCAATAGCCCTCACACAGGCAAATAGCAGCTAAGGAGGACAAAACATGAGCGAAAGAGAAATAAACGTAGAACCAATGATGCACAGACCGCCAATCGGTAATGACATCCATGTAAGAACCCTTGCTGCAATGCTTGAAATATACAAGATTGATCAGAAAGGCGAACGAATCGGTAGCCGGGAACGAAGGAAACTTGTTCTTGGACTCCCGGCAGAACTTGGAGGGTATAAAATTGATGACTTCCTCAAGGATGACCCGACAGTAGATCCCCGCCCGGCAGCAGAGTTGCTTTTAACCGATGCGATAGAATCAACATCGCTTCTGAACGAAGAGGTCTTGAGAACCGTCATCGCAGGCGCAGAGAAATTCAAGATCATCCGTGACAGCGGTGTGCCTGTGTATAAAACCTCATCGAATGCCCTGCGTGTACCGCTCGGAGAAGCTGAAATCAATGCACCAGTGGTCAGCGAAGGCGCGCCAATCCCCGACAGAACCCAGGACTATGGATTCAGGAACTTCACTATCGTAAAATACGGTATGAAGCCCAGGATATCATACGAAATGATCGAGGACGGGCTTGTCAATGTCGTGGCTGAAGAAATATTCTTTGCAGGTGCGGCAGTTGAGAATAGGCTGAACAAGGACGCTATCATGAACCTTGTAGCGAACAAGGGCAATGTAAACACCTATGCAGCCGGCAGAACATCAGCAACCGCGGGCAATTCTCTGCCAAACATCATGCAGACAAAAGCTCTCCTGAAAGCAGATGGATTCTTTGCAGACACCATCATCATGTGTACTGATATGGAATATGATCTGCAACAGAACGCAAATGTTTTGCAGGCAGAACGGTTCGGCGGGTCTGAAGTAATCAGGAAAGGTATGATCCCCACATTCCTTGGCATGAATGTGTTCGTGACAGATAACGGTGCGGATACGGCAGCCAACTGGAGATATACCACAGACAACGACACGGCAGCTATAGTGATGGAGGCCAGACGTGGATGCGGTATAGCCATGCGCAGAGATCGCACCGTCAAGAAGTTCGATGATGTTGAGAAAGAACTTCAGGGCATCACTGTGACCATGCGTAGTGATGTAAGTTACCTCCATGCGAATGCAGTTGGAACCGTAACCTACCAGAGCTCGTAAATCCTTGAATAATTGAGGGGCATTCCCCTCTTTTCCCTTTTTTTCAAGGTAAACATGCTCACATCCAGAACCGAGAAGGAACTTTCAGCACAATGGCAGAGGGAGCGCGAGCGTGCGCTCAAGGACAGCACAGGTATAGCAACCACGGGACTTTATGGGCTTGACGATTTACATATTACTACAGAAGGCAACGGCATCAATGACCCTGACACGTATCGTATTGACACTACTCCGATTGACGCTAATACCTCACCAAAAGTAAACAAAGTCGATATCAGACAAAGACCGGAGTGTGGAAATTGAGCGTTCTATCAGTGGCAGAATTTAATAAACAGACTGGCAGTGGACGATATGCTGATGTTGTAATCCAGGAAATCATTGATCAGGCCGAGCGTGAAATACAGGGATGGATTGACCTATATAATCTGCCCGCCACAGTCACGAAAGCAGGTTCATCATTGTTATCAAAAGCTGGATATTATGAACGCCTATTCATGGATGGCGCATTACCAGGCGAATCCGGCGCAAAGTATTATGGGCTCGATAGGAAAGCAAACGATCTAAGAACCGCGGCAAAAGCGTTATATTTTGCGACAGAAGATGCTGCGGTTGTGGCTGCTTCAGTAACCCCCAATTATAGTGTTAAGGTGGCGAATAGCTAATGGAACCTCAATTCATCATTGACCGGATAGATACGATGGATAATAACATCAATCAGCGCGTGGATACGATGGAATCAAATATGAAAGATCATTTATCAATGTGCCAAAACTTGTGTGGAACCCGGTTATCTCATGCCGAAAGTGAGATTACCAAGCTCCATCAGAGGCTGAACAATCATGCAAAATCTATTGATTGTGTCTGCAAATTTAAAAACGAAGAAGAAGGATTCCGGAAAGCAACGAAGTTTTATATGAGTTTAATGACGATCATGATTGCTGGTTTAGGATTAATAATTGCATTCTACAGGTGATATAAATGAAAACTAAAATATCGGTGATACTTATCACCATAATAATGCTTGCTTTCACAGCAAGCGCATACGTCCCTCCTGAACTCAGGACGGATGAATACATGAACGAATATGAAGTCGTCAAATTATCTCTGGCTGCGTATGATGCAGGAACAAGGGATAAGTGGGTTATGGATGTCCTTGAGGACGCAGTAATTCATCACACGAATAGCGGGCGAGCTGTGAATAATTACCAGCAACTCAGACAATGGTTACAAAAAGTCGAGAACCAGAAAAGCGGAAGGATAACTCCAATCGTAACTAATCCAGAGAATCTTGCAATTAAGTATGCAAATGAAGGCAATGGCTTGTGCAGAGGGTATGATCAAGAATGTAAAAGGAAGGTGAATTAAGATGGTAGAACCAATAATTATTCTCCTTGTAATAGGAGCATTCGGCGGGATTGTCCGAACATATCTTGGATATGAAACACAAGCTGATAAAGACGAAGCATTCAATTATCACAAAGCCATGAAGTCAGTAATCAGGGGTGCATTGTTGGGGACCTCGTTAGTCATGGGCGCAACATACCTGACACAGGGATCAATCACGACCACAACTTATGTGCTGGCGTTATTTGTGGCAATAGGCACCGATGTTGTAACAAAAGAAGGATATGGTGTTGCAAAGGCGGCAATAAAATGAGTATACCGGGGCTCGTCATACTTTGTATTACATCATTATTATTGCTAATTCCAATAGCAGGAGCAACGTATGACGTAGTTTCTGGCATTGCTTCAAACAACACGGTATTCACAACCTCAGCGTCATACCAGGAACTGCACAATATCAGTCTTGCAACAGGCAACGGTACAACATTCCTGAAAGCTTCCTGGGATGCTCAGGTGAACTTCACCGTGCCTCTGTACGGGCGGTTCATGCGCGATGGTGTATCATTGGGCAGGTTCAACCTTACGCAGTCCGTGTACGCTCAGGTGGGTGCATATGAGATAGCATTCAATGAGACTACAGGGACACATCAATATGGCTTTGAAGTGTACTCGAATAGGAGGGGTTCAATCTATTCTCGCAATTTCTCGGCAGTGTTCTTAAAGAACGGCACTTATGGTAGTGGTGGCGCCGGTGCAGGGAATGTTTCAAGTGTGACTGGCGCACCAGCAGGGGTTTTGGATTGCACAGGAACAGATGATATTACGTGTACCCTCACACCCACAGGCACGAACTTCAGGAATGATACGATTTCCACACATACCTCACAAATATCCACATTGCAGGGAAACGATACAGCAGATAGGGCTTATGTGAATAATACTTTCCTTCCCATTACTACTTATTCAGGCAACTATCCGAACGCCACGGTTGCAGGATATGCTGGTAACTATCCCAATTCTTCACTTGTAAATTATTTATTGACATCTACTTACGCAGGAAATTTCCCGAACGGGTCATTGGGTAACTATCTTTTAACTTCCAACTTTCAAACGAACTTCAATACCTCTTTTCATCTTGAGATACCACAATGTACTGGGGGGCAAAAACTTAATTCAACCGATGGTGAGACTATAATTTGTGACACTGACTCAACTGGTGCGGCAGGAGGAAATGTATCATCGGTAACTGCAAACTCGCCCCTTAGCTATACTGGGACGACTGATGTAGTGATATCGGACACGAGAACAAATTATCAGAACACAACAGTTCAAAACAATTTAATTAACTGGAACGCTACTTATAACGACTCCTATAATACGTTATTGACGAATGCCCCAAATACCACTGTTTCTAATAATCTCATAAATTGGAACGCTACTTACAACGTAACTTATGCTATTGGCGGCGGTGCTTTATCATTCTCGAATGGAACAAATAATATTACAGTAGGCTCTAAAGCTAAGAAGAGAATGGTCACTGCTGGAACCATAACGGCATTATATGTCAATCAGACACTTGATAATACTTGCAGTGGTAATATCACAGTTTCACGATCTGGTGTGAATTTAGCATATCTGGTTTGGGCAAGTGTCGCTAATGCTTCAAGTACTGGACTGAGTGCATCATTCAATCAAGGAGATTGGCTGTTATACAATATGACCGAGAATACAGGCTGTAAGGATCTTACTTTTGAACAAGTACACACCAAATCATGAGCAAAGAAGATATCCAGAAGCAGATCAAACATTTCGAGATGGTACGAGATTCCGCGGAATTTACGATCAAGCAGTTAGAAAAACAGTTACAGGAAGCATCATGAGATCAGAACCGTTATTAACTCCACTCCTATCCAGAGCTATTTTTTTGATCCTGATCTCTTTACTCATTGCTCCTGTATCCGCAATGACTACAACATACTCTTGGACATTTCCATCAAATCAAGAAAGCTGGGTAATCACTTCGCCAATCGAAAATGATTGTAATACCGCATCATCGTGTTCGACTTCTGAAGGCTGGAATACAACTGCACCTACAAGCATATTTCATTATATGTCATCAGTAACAACAAGCGATAGAACAACATCAAGTTCTTCTCAATCTCCGGTATTCTCATGGATTAATGGAACCCCAACACAAGTGCTTCTTAACTTTTCTTACCGTGCGAATATGTCTGGTACAGCATCGTCTGTTAATCCAGTTGCTTTAATTTTCAAGCCGGATGGAACATTTACAACAGTTTGGACGACAACAACAAAAACTTCAAATACTCCGTGGACTGACGTAAATATCAGTATCGTTACCAATAACTTTTCACAATCAGGTAATTATAAAATAATTCTTAATGCATCTCTTTTTGGAACAAATAACCCATCGACTTCTGGTATAAACTGGGACTCAGTTTTCTTAACCTTGATATGGACTCCACAACCATCTATTCCTCCTGCTCCAATTAATATCGGAAGTGTATGCGGTTATACATGGTGTAATACTACATGGGCAGCAGGAATTGGTAATGTTACAGATGGATTTAATGTGACCGTGAACGGAAGCTGGTATAATCGAACATTTCCTTATTATAATACTACTTTGGAAAATGGCGGATGGTCAAACGTAACCGTACAATCTTATAATAGTAGTGGTGAAGGCTCGCGGAACTCAACCACAATATCACTTAATAGTCAAACTCTTCGTAATTATGTTCCTGTTAAAAAGTCATTAACAACTCAGATAAGCAATGATACTGAATATATTTATGCTCCTGGGACAGATGTTGTCTGGTCGCAATTTACCTCTACAATTAATGGAACCGGAACATACAATCTTAGTTATGACTTCCATCGTGTAGGCGGTTCAATAGCGCAGAACGTGCATTGGGAAAAAAATGGAGTAAATATAACTGGATTATCAGGACTATTATTTGATGATGAGTACACTACATATACGAGTAATATTACAGGGTTGTTTAATGACACCGACACAATAAGTTTAGTTGGTACTTCATCAGCTGGGAATATTTATATCAGAAATGTAAGAATGAAATATGATTATGTTTATCCTCCTTTTCCAGAATATGATACAAATTATGTTTATTCAAACTATACAACAATAATGATTCCTGATGCACCATTTATTGATTCTATTGCAACCGTATCAATTATTCCAAGAACAAACAAAAGCAATCCTTATGATATCAACACATCGGGATTGATGGGCTGGTGGCATCTTGATGACATTTTGATAGATTCTTCTATGAATCATAATGGAACATTTAGTGGTGGTAGTCCAAATTACGTTAGGGGACAATTCAACAATGCTACGTCATTTGATGGCGTAGATGATATTGTTTTGATGAATTATAGTAATGACTTTAACTTAAGTCAGAACGGAACTCTGATCGCCTGGATAAATACCTCTAATTCTTTTTCAGACGATTTTTATCATAATATTATTTTTAAGAATAATGCATATGATCTTAATATCTTTAAAGGATATTTTGGGGTTTATAATTGGGGCGATGCCTCTTTCAAAAACACAACAGTCAAAATAAATGATGCTCAATGGCATCAAGTCGCAATGACGTTCGTTAATAATACGGATAATGGATTAAAAATATATATTGATGGTATATTGAAACTGACTTCTAACATAACAATCATAAACAATGATTCAAATGTTTCCATTGGTGGATGGGATGCATGGACAGGTCAATCATGTTCATGTCAGATTGATGAAGTTCAAATATACAATCGAACTCTTAATCAGAGTGAAATAAATCAAACGTATTTTCAAAGACCATATCTTCGAGTAAATACAGATTCAGGAACTGGAGGATGGTCAGGCAACTGGACTAACTATTCTCAGTTTGGTGGTGACAGCCCTATTTATATATCAAATGGAGGAGCATTTTCAAATATTCTGATTGATGTTCCATCATCATATAATCAAAGTGGTGTGGACATCTTAGATTTTCAGAAACTGGCAATATTTAACATAACCGCGGAATCTTACCCAACAGCATTACAATTTATAGCCCCAACTAAATTAAATACCAACGAAACTTGGAATACAAGGAACATTACGATAAAGGCTCACGGAAGCGGCAACGTTACTAATGCTACTTTAAAAATGTGGTGGGGGAATATAGATAATAATTCCTTATCTTCCTATACATATCAGATGGATCAAATAAATAACACGGATTGGAGCTATAATCTTTCAAATCTTTTTGATGGAAAATATTATTATCAAATGACTGCTGCGGTTAATGGTACTAATGTTACAACCTTAAGTTATTATACTCGAATTGATCTTACTGTATTGAGTGGTTATCAACTAATATATCTGCATCAAAATAGTTCTACGGGGAAATATTTTTCATCAGATAATTATATTGAATCTGGTGCAACGATGATTGAACCTGAATGGACTGCGTTAGGTAATCGGGTAGGGTACAGTACCTTATATAGGTGCCTTAACACCTCAACAGGAATATATAGAGATAATGTAACTTCTTGTGGTGGTGGAAACACATCCTATCAGATTGGATGGGTATTATCAGAACCGAATATTCATACAGTACCATTAGTTCGGTATATAAATGGTTCTGACTATCTGACTCTTGCAGACCGAACCAGTATCCCTACGGGTTACGTTCAAGATGTTGTTTTGGGCTATGTATTGAGGGCGGTTGGGCATATCGAAGACCGAGTTTATCTTGATAATGGTATTATTAATGTTACGGTGGATAAAAAGTTTGGTGGAGCAATAATAGAACTGACAAGAAACGGAATCAATTTCGTAAACTCATATGATGCAGGAAGGCAAATCCAACAGTCATTTTATGAGCAAAACGGAACCTATACTGAAGGAGTTTATAATTTTGGTTGGAATGCATTACAGGCGGGATCGTCATATAATGAGCCGAGCACACTTGTTAATATTACTGCGACCACATCAAAGATCACAGTAATTACTAATATGACTCAATGGAATACTGATAACGGTAATACAAACGATAGCCATATGCAATTGACGTCAACTTATAGAATAGACGACATGCTTCCATTATTGTATGTAAACTTTACATACATAAACTTTGGAACATCTAAAGGATATCCGGCGCAGTGTGTGTTCTGTGGTACATATTGGGAGGGATGGGTCGGTCATGAGACTCCTGCAATATATTTAAATAAAGATTTTAGTTACTTCTATTATCGGAACGATTCTGGATTATATGCTATGCATAATGAATCAGAACATATCTTTACTACCGAGCTAAACGGGGTCTATATTATGGCACTAAATAGTACAAACAGTGCTTCAAACCTTGGTGTTGGTGTTTATAATGCCAATCGACCTCGTTATAGGTGGGCAAACTGGACAACTTTGGGTTCAGGAAATAGTACATATGAAATCGCAACAAATTATATAGCACCAGATCCAAACTTTGAGATTGCTGCATATGGAGAGCCAAATCATACGGGTGCGAGCCTTGGATTAATATATATTGGAAATGGGACTGCTATTGATTCATACTTTACTTCGCTTGAATATGAAGTGAATTTTGATCCGATCACATCAATAAATCAGACTCTTGAAAATGCGAATTACATTTATGTTCGAGTCAATAGCACAGACATAGCACAGATCAAGAACGGAACGCTTAAATGGATCAACTCAACCGGAACATACAATCTTAACATGACTGTAAGTGAATTGAAAGATCACGTTTCACTGAACATGACAGGATTAACACCTTACAATTATACATATCAAGTGTTTACAAATGCCACCACAGAAGCCCAGGCAAGCACAGCGCAGGTATGGACGAACATCATTGATACAATCCCGCCTGCCAGCATCACAAATCTCTCAAACAATACTATCACAACAACCGCAATTACGTGGGAATGGGACGATCCAGCGGATGCAGATATTGATAGAGTCATGATTTATCTCAATGGTAATTTCATCACCAATATTAGTGGCGGAGTTCAATTATATTTAAACTCATCCTTGCAACCAGATACCGCTTATACAATAGGAACCCATACCGTTGATATCTTTGGAAATGTTAATCAGACCTGGGTAAATCAAACGACAGTTACGGACAATGACCATATATATCCTCCTGCGCCCATCAATCTTACAAATACTACAGGCAACTTTTGGATAAATTATACATGGCAAGCAGGCTCAGGTAACATCACCAATTCTTACAATGTCAGCCAGAACGGTACATGGACAAACAGTTCATCTAATCTTTATTTCAATGCTTCCGTAGGTGCCCATGGCTGGTCTAATATCAGTGTTTATGCTTTCAATAATTCAGGCAACGGAACACTAAATCAGACTCCGGTAAGTCAGAATACTCAGGTTCTAAACAATAATCCTATTCTTGCTTCAATCGGAGCGAAATCAGTAACGGCAGGACAGTGGCTAAACTTCTCAATATCTTCAACGGATGCTGATTCTGAT